GTGGGACTTTTATCAATGTTTTTTGGTTCTCAGTCGTCCCAAACGAAAAGGGCCACGCATAAGCGCAGCCCTCTCCTCTAGTATTGCTCTAAAAGTTAAGCGACTAGGTTCCAGTTTTTGATATAAGTGTGAACTTTGTCCTGAGTTAGCTCGAGGCCACACTCAGAAATGTACTGATGCTTCACGCTGTCAGCGTCATTGGCTTGCAGATCACGCTCAAGGTTTGTGTCGCGACCGTCGAGGTAGCGATACTTGACGTACGGCATGTCGATGATGATAGCCGCGTTGTCCATTCCAGGGACTTGACGGAACTGCGGGTGCAAGTGAACCATCAAATCGCCAGCAAAGGTGCTGTAGTTTGAGAGGCTTACGCCGTAGCTACCTTCGACAACGGTTGGAGACCAGCGGTCTTTACCGAACTTTTGAAGGTGTCCCGCAACCTTGGCACCACAGAACATGAGCTTCTGCTTGGAGCCAAACGCGAAGATGTCTTCAACCAATGTGCGGTCGAATTGATCTTCTGTCATTGTGCTTGATGCTGTTGAGCGATCATTCACATTGGTCAGGGTGTTTACGAGGCCGCCAGTGTAACGAAGTGGCTGGGCAGTCGATCCGTTGCTTTCGGCTTTCTTCCCGAAAAACATCGCTCTCTCGATGTCCATCATGTGCATCTTGAGAGCTTTGGTCGCCATCTCGTCTTCTTTGTCACCAGTGCGAAGGTTTGTGGCCTTCAATGTGTTGGTGACGGTGAAGGCGGTTTTGAAGATTTGAGTGTAGTTCGAGGCTACAGTCGCATCGAATGATACGCCAGTTGGAGAGCCCGAGCCTTCCGCATGTGCCGTGCCAGCGATATACAGTTTGGTGTTGTCAGCAATCGCCGCTGCGCCACCACCAATGCCACGCTCAACCGTCAAGGTTGTCGCGCCACTATCGGCGGTACACCGCATGACTTCGCCAGTAAGCGAGTTCACAACGATTGTGCCCGCGACCGCGAACAAGTTGTCATTTCCTGCGTCAACAGTAAGCGAAGTGGCTGAGTTGTTTACCGCTCCGTTTATTTGCAAGGTACGAGCGGGAAGCTCGTCACGAAAGTTTTTGTACTCTGGATCGTCGGTCGCTTCCGAGCTAGTCATTGCGAGCAATGCTTGCAGCGGGGCCGAGCCATTTGGTTCTAAGAGCGAATAAAGCTCGCGATAATTCTTTGGGCGGAAGTCCGTGCTAAACGTACCTGTGCCCCGTAGTCCTTGGATAGCAGCCATTGCTAATCCTCCTTCGGATAGGGTTTCATTTTGGTTGGAACGTCAGAAGCCTCGCGGAATTTCACGCGGGATAAATCGTATTCCTGTTTAACATCGACTTCACGAGAGCCTTGGCGCTCACCGATATTGATGACCAGAATACTTATTTTTGCAGAGAGATCGTCCCTGTTATTCTTTTATGTGGGGGTGTCGTTCAAGACGCAGCGATGACGGACTTGAACGTGCATACCCGTTTGCTGCCATAGCTCCATCTGTAAGGCTTGTGATTTCTCGTAAGCCACGAGGTAACACGCGGACTTTGTTTCAAACTTGTTTTCATTCTCGCCAAAGGATTGCTGCCCGTTAGCGAAAATAATCCAGAAAAACAAAGTCCACGGTTCCATATTATCCTCTATTCATTGTAGCCCTTGAAGCAAGTCGAGCGAGTGTGTCGTCACCGCCCGATGATGCCATGCTTGAAGTTGGCCCACCCGACTGAGTGGTAAGGTACGCTTCGCGCCGAGCCGCTGTGTTCTTGAGTTGCTCGAATTGAGGCGTGTCCTTCATCCGCTTAAAGTCATCCACCACGCGGCGGGTGAGGTCGTAGTCGGAGAAGTCATTTCGGTCAAAGCCACGCTCGCCAATGAAAGAGGCGAAGTCGGCGGCTGCATCGTCAGGAAGACCAGCTTCCTGTTGCGCTCGGTCGAGGTTGTTCGAGATCGTTTGGGCTATCACTTGGTCACGAGAGGCGATTGCTGCGTCTCGTGAATTGTTGCCCGACTGAGCGGCAGCCGAAGCGTTATTCATAACGCCCTGCATCATTTGCATTTGCTGGCCCATCTGTTGTTCCATGCGAGACACGCGATCCATGCTTTCCCTAAACCCTGGGGGTAAGGAAATGGCGTTGTCGTCTTCGTATTTTTGCCACTCGTCATTCATCTTGGCTGCATAGTCTGACGGAGTTCCCGTTTGGTCTCCGCCTTGAGCAACGCCAGCAGTGGGTTCTCGCTTGCGGCCCATCTGCGGGCTCTTTGTGAAGGCGTCAACGGATGCAGCCAACAGCTTTGCGACCTGCTCGGGGTTGCCCTTGGTCGTTTCCATCAGCCTCTCGACGAGAGAATTGACGGGCTTCATAAGGGCTTGCTTGTGGTTGAGATCACGATAGCGGTCGTACGTTCCTGCAATTTGCTGGGGCGAAAGATTACGCTCCTCTTCACCGAACTTGATCTTATACATCACGGCCTCTTCGGCCTGACGATCTCCCTCGGTTTGCGGGGATGCAACCTCTGCCGCCTGCTCCTGCGGTGTGGTGGGTGCATCTTTAGGTGTGGGTGGGGGTGCGGGCTCGGGTGCAGCGCCTAGTTGCTGTGCAGCAATGCGAGAAACCTGATCTTGCTGTCTTGGATCGATAGCCATTTTATTCTCCTTCTGGGCGGCCTTGGCGGCCCATACTTTCTTCAAGTGCTAAATCGCCCTGCATTTGCTGGACGAGACGTTCGGGCAGGTTAAGCAGTTGCTCTGCCGCCCAGATTGCTCCTCGCTGGAAATCCATCTGCTGCTGGGTCATGTCTGCCTTGCGAGACATGAGAAGGGCGAGTTGTAGTATCTCGTCCTTCATCACGATATGTACGTGCTCCCAGCCTTTGCTTTCCGATAACGCGGTGATGTCTTTGATCTTGCGTTTAACGGAGATGGTTACTTCCCCTTTTTCTTGCCGCCAAGTACGGCTTGGGTGTAAATTTTCTTCGTTGGCATAGCCATGATGGGCTCTCCTATTTCTGAGTGCAGGGACAATCTCGGTGCTGCATTGGCCCCGTCTGGGTTTGCTTGCCGAGCTTCTTTACTTCTTTCGTTTTCAAGTTCTTCGATCCTTTCTCGTTGCAGGTTAATCATCTGCTTCTGACGCTCGAGTTCCTCGAACTGGCGGTCAAGATCAGAGAGAGATGGAAAGGGCAGTAGCAAACTTAATAGCTCCGCCTGCTCATTGGCTTTCCCCTCTTGGGTGCGGATGCTTTACGCACAGGAGGCTTGCCAGATTTCTTTGCCGCTTTTGCGGCGGCAGCTTTACCCGCTTGTGTGTAGGGGTACTTTTTGTTTCCGACTTGTGGCATTACTTCTTTCCCTTCTTCCAAGATATGCGCTTCGAGCTTGTCTTCTTTTTCGCCGCGCTGTTGCACTTCGCCTTAGTGGGCCGACACGCTGGATAGCCCCTTTTGCTGGTCGTTCTGTTCTTTCGTCCGCAAGGCTTGCCCGTTTTGCAATCGATCCAGCCCTTGCCACCGTTTTGAGCAAACCATTTGCGTAAGTCGCTCATGTTGCCTTGCTCTTATTACCCCAGTTTTTAGACCCGACTTTTCGACAGCTTACGAGAGCGCCGCTCGCGTAAGCGCTGGGCCAAGTTCCGCCGTTGCGAGTGTAACGCGCTTTGACCTTGTGGTAGCAGGCGTCTTTCTTCGCGGTTTTCTTTTTGGGCTTCTTAGCCATCAGCAGTTCCACGCTTTTCGTGACCAGTAGTTAGCGGACAGCTTGTTCGCCGTGCCCTTGATGCCGCCCGAGCGAGCGCAGTAGGACTTCTTGCGAGAAGGGGTGCCCTTCTTGATGGTCATTTTAGGGTCGCCAAAACGAACGATCACTTCCTTGCCGCCAGCGCAGGCTTTGACGATGGACTTCTTTTTAGACCCCGCTGGTGCGCGGCGAGGCTTATTGCATGGCATCGTCGCTTTGTTGACCCTCTTCACCATGCTACTCTGCCTCGTATGCTGCCTTGTCAGTGGCGATTGCAGAAGCGTTGCTTCCTTCGTTGACCCCGAGCGCGGCCTTGTTTTCAGCGTTGCCTTTGATCTTGGAAGACTGCTCTGCAATCTGTTGCAAGACGTACTTGTTAGTCACAACCGCCTCGCCGTTGACCGAGGCTTTAAACTCGCTCTCGTAGCTGTTGAGGACAGAATAATACATTTTGCCATCCCAGCTTAATAGGCTGCGAACATTGCCCGCCACCCAAGAGGGGTTGCCCCAGCCTGCTTCTGGGACACTGTAGATTTTTGATGCTGCGTTATCGTATGACATGGTTAGTTCTCCTTAAATCCGCTTGGCTGGAACGTATAGGTTGCCCTCGTTACCGCTGATTTTGCCTTGGCTATCACTACCCCAAGTATACATATCGCCGTTATCATCTAAGACTTCCCAGCCTGCGGTTATGCTGCTTGAAGACCCCATGTAACCTTGGACGTTGGCTTGAATTAACGTGCCGTTTACGCCGAGTGGGAAGGCTGGGGACATCGGCGAAACAATTGGGCTTGGGAAGTTGTAGAAACCACATTGATAGCTCGCCACACCAGTGATGTAGAACCAGCCTTTGCGTCGAGCGATACGGTCTTCTTTGTTGGCGTGGCACATAAAGCCCATAAAGTAGTAACCCGACGAACCCGCTGGGGCGTGATAGATTTCCGATACCCATTTTAGTTTGTCGTTACAGATAAGAGGCGTTGTGGTTTGGGTGGTGTTGCCGCGACCTTGTACGCCGACACTGTTCTGACCTGTGGCATACAAGCTACCGTCTTCTGTCAGGAAGAACACGTTTTCTGGATAATACCCGCGTGGGAATACGTCGATAACGTGCTTGTTGTCGTCAGTACCGAGGCCACCCGCGACTTGAGTGAGAGTGTAAATAGTGGTCGTAGTGTTGCCGAGGCCAAGCTGACCATAGTTGTTTGTACCGCAAGCGTAGACGCGACCAGACGCCATCAGTACATGCGTGTTGCCGTAGCTCCCCGCGCCTGTCGCAATCGCTTTAACGGGCGTCTGACCAGAGACAGAGATTTCCGTTGGCGTTCGCTTGATAGCGGTGTTGTTGCCCTGACCGCACTGACCATAGCCGTTATAGCCCCAAGTGAATATGCGGTTGTCATTGGTGAGTACGACACAGTGGTTGTAGTTGCCGCCACTGCAACTAATCGACTTTACGTTTTTGTTGAAGGCGTCGATATAAGTGATGGTGTTTTTGTTGGCTACTGTGCCGTCACCCATGCCGCCGTTGACGTTGTAGCCCCAAGCGTAAAGGTCGCCATCTTCCATTAACAGCATTATGGTGGCTGCTGTCTCGGTGCTAGATTGGCTGCTAGATGCAATGTAGCGACAACGCCCCGCGCCTGACGGGATCGGAACCTTGTGGAAGTAGTTACGGTCTACGTTAAAGCTGTCAACTTGCTGGCCTTCGTCGCCGTGACCCGTCACGTAAACGGAGCCGTCTGCGTGAAGGATCATCGTGTGGCTGTATAGGTTGATAACTTGAATTGCGTCCGAGAACACTACGTTGTCAGACATCGTGAAGCCGCCCAAGCCTTGCCCGTTCTTCGCGTAACCGTTGGTTTCCCACACATAGTCGCCGTGGTTGTACTTGCCAGTTTGCCCTTCGGAGTTAGACCCCCATGTCGAACATTCCAGCCTGCCACGATTGTAGACAATCGCTGACGAGTGGTTGCCAGTAGTCCAGCCCGTCTTGCCCATATCCCATGTGCCTGTGTTCGCAGCATATGAGTGGGTTGCGCCGCCGAGAGTACCTGTGGCTTCTGTAATGTAGTTAGCAAACTTGTAGCGTCCACCTGACCAGATACCAGTGTAGTCGCCTTGGAGAGATGCGAACTTGCGGTTCTCGTTTGCGCCCCAGTTTTGCCACACTGGCTTGCCTGTGTACTTGTCGATGCCAAGCGTGTCGCCGTAGTTGCCGATAGGTAAGCGGGTGACGGCTGTGCTTGTTAGCACGTTGATCTGACCGCCGAGACCAATGGTGTCGAGTGTCGCGCTGTCTGTCCCACGAGAGTAGTAGTGCAGAGTTGTGACGTTCGGTGTGGCTGGCATTACGACTGTGACTGTCGCACCAGACGAACCTTCCGTGCCGCTGCGGGTAACGTGGACTGTGCTAGTCGCGTCGAATGAGGACAAGTCTGTGCCACTATTGTGCGTACCGTCCGATGTGGTTGAGAACGAGAAAATTTGGCCCGAGTTTGAAGTGTCTGATACGTCGAAAATATAGGTAATGCTGGGTTGCATCGGGAGTGTCGGGGATTTGTCATAGCCGCTGTGAACGCCGCCACCTTCGGGGGATTGGGGCTTAATGTAGTAGTAGCTTTCCGATCCATAGTTGCGAACGTGGACGGTATGCTGCACGACTGACGCCGACGAGACGCCTTCCTTATACATCATGTCGCCAGCGGCGGTCATTGGCGTGGTGACTGCCTGCGCGATTGCGGCAGTGTCGATGACATGATCGTAGTTCGTTCCATCACAGAATACCCAGCCCACCGTGTTAGCGGGGATCGACGGGATGTTTGCTGTCTGCCCTAGCGTCTTGACCTTAATTGCGGTAGGCAAACTGTTGTCGATGACGAACGCGCAGCCCTTAGTCGGGGCCGTGACGACCACATCCGACGAAAAAAAGATACCAGCACTAACCGAAAACTTAACGATTGTGCGAGATATTTGCTCGTCTGTAAGGACGTAAGAAGTCGTGGTGGAGGGAAAAGTAATGACTTCGGCAGGCTTGGTAGCCGTGTCGATCATCTCGAGCAGAGCGTCTGCCCCAAATATTCTCTCAACCGCTGTCGAAAGATACACGAGGTCTCGAGCGGAGGCGTCATTGCCAGAGGCCGCTGGCGCTTCGCCGCTGGCTAGTGATTTGCCTTGCGCTTTGATCGCATCGACAAGTTCTTTTAAAGAGTTAGTAGACATGGGCTTCCCTTCCTAAAGGACATCGATATCGAGCAAAACTGCTTCTTCAAGCAGGTCTAAACGCGGCTCGGATTTGGTTTTAAAGTCTTGGATTTCAGCGAGGATCGCGTTTCCATCGAAGAACTGGGTGAATTTAGTGGCATCGAGTAACGAAGTCGAAGTGTGCGCCTCTGTGCAGACAAATACTTTCTGCCCAAGTTGCGTCATATCGAGCAAATCATAGGCTACGTTTGCGGCGTAGACGCCCTTCTGGCGAAAGAACTTCTGGTTTGTGTCGAACCAGCCAGAGTTGGCGTCCGTGTAATGCCCGAAACGAGCTTGGAACACGGGGTCTCCGCTCGAGTTGGGGGTCACTCGGAAGTTAATGGCGCTAGGATTAAGGCCGCCCGAAGCGTTAAAAAGGTTGTCGAGCAGAACTGGAACTGTGAAGCCGCCCTTCTCGCAGTCCTCAAGGTACTTGTCGAGAAGGTGCGTACCAGTGGCAGCACTTCTAAAGTTTAGCTGTTCAGATGGGACGAAAGTACGTGCCATTGCTAATCCTTCTGGGCAAGCTCAAGGAGCTTCGCTATTTTGTAACTGGGCAAGTTGAGGACGTTCTCAATGTCGTTCAGCTTGGCAGCCTGCTCGCCTAACTTGATCTCGGTTGCGGCGTTGTTATGGGACAATGCAACAAGACATGCTGCTATGTCGTCCCGCATGGGCTTCATTTCTTCGTTTATACGAGCGTCAATGTAGTCTCGTAGGTGTGGCTCGATGCGAGAGGCCCATACGCTACTGTGTGGCTTTGTCATCCGCTCTTCTCCCTCATTGGCACAAGGTTGCCCTTCTGCACTTCATCTTGAATGTCGCCCTGCGGCTGGACATTCGCGCCGCGCATTTTCTCCATCATCATTATCTGCTGAGATTGGGTCGGCCCCTTGGCGGATTGCTCTTTGGAGATTTTAAACTGGTCGAGATCGCTGACACCCATCGAGCGGATGGCCTCTTCGACAATCTTGCCCGAGTTATATTCCATCGCCATGCCCGTCTCGTTCAGCATCTTGAGCATGTTAATCCACGTCTCGGCATTGCGAGTGGGCTCGAGCGGGAGAGTGCCGTCAACTACGAGATAATCAATCTCGCCTTGGATATCCTGCAAGTTGAAGTCGAGGTAGCCGTCTTGCACCATATCAGTCAGGCCCGAGGCGCTGTCACTGTCAGGAATGCGGATCGCGCCGCTGTCACCAAAGAAGTCCTGCACGTTCGCAACCATCATACGGGCCATAGGACGCACGGAGGTGGCTGAAATGATCCGAGAGAGTACGCCAAGACGCTGTGAGCCTAGCTGTGAGAGCCGTTGTATCTCGGTCGCGGTACGAACGCCGCCCTCTGCTGTGGGCATCCCCTGTTGGGCGTCTGAGGCGGCTGATAGGCGCTGCTTTAAACCGCTCATTGCCTCGATATCTTGCCAGTGACCCTTCGTAACATCAGGAATTTGCGAGATATAAACACCCTTTCCAGGCTCCGAACCTGGGAGGGTACGAACTATGCCGTGGGGATTGCGATCTATGAGGTCATTTATGCTGACCTGCGTGGGGTCAACAAACATCAGGTTAGTCAAGGCGGCCTGCACGTTATCGATACGTGAACGGAGGAGCCACGTAGCCACGTCATGCAGTGGGAGGAGCAAATCATAAAGCGACTGCCCATAGGTCTTATGGGCATCGTGATACAGGCCGCCGATTACAACAGGGAACTGCCTGCCGTAAGCGTTTAACTGAAAGCGGATGATGACGTTCTCGTCTAGGACGGTAACGACGAGCCATAGCTGCTCGATCTGGGGAAGGTTCACCTCATAGCCCGCAAGGCGGATGTAACACTCGTCATACACGCGGCTGTCGCCGAGAGCGAAGTACGAGTTACTGCTGCCACGCTCGAGACGCTCGGCGGGATCAATGCTCAGTCCTCGTCCCGCTTCCTTGTGCCACTTATGTCCGTCCCACCCACCAGCAGGAGGTGTGAGGCGGTTGCGGAGGGAAGGATACTTCTTGAGCTTGGGGTATATGCCGCTCTGTAGCAGGCTGTCGTAAGAAGCGAAGTCAGAAAAGATGATGTACTGCATCTTTTCCCAATCTCCCCACTGGACACGGGGGTCATGGAATACGCGGCGCGGGTCAAAGTTGGTGATCTGGTTTGTTCGGGTCTTTGCGTCCCATGTGACCTTCGTGGGTGCGTATCCGTAGCGGATGCAATCAAGTAAATGCTGGGCAATGCGAGCTTCCCCTGCTGTTCGGCGCATCTGTTGGTGCAGTAGGCGCTCGATAATGGCGGATGACTTGCGAGACTTGCGGTTCAGACCCTCCATCTGAAACATCGGATTGCGGCCCGTAAGGGCTGCCATCAGATAGGTAAGCACCGTGTCCGATATGGCGCGAGTGTCCGCGATGACGGCCTTCTCGCGGAACTGGGTGGTATCTGGACGGACATACACGTCATGGGCGCGGTCTGCCTCTTTCCAGTGGTCATATCGGCGGGATACGCGGTCATATGACATCTGCATCGCAGCTTTCACGTAGTCCACGAGCTTTTGCTCCTGATCCATAGACAGATCAGAAGAAATATCCTCGTATGCCATCAGCTTATCGCCGAGATCGGACAGGTCAACGATGACCCCATCCCCGTTCGGCTCGTAAGCGGCTCTATAATCTATTGGTGCAGCAGTCATGCGGCTATTTACCCCCTAATTTGTACCTCAGTCGTCCCTATTCACCCCATCCTCGCCACTGACCCAAAGAATTATTGAGGTCAGAGCGCTGGGCCCACAAACTTTCGGACGGTTTGGGCAGCGAAAAGGCAGGAGGGTGGTAATATTCACCCGTTGAAGGGGTGCGAGCGAGTACGTCTAGGCCGATTGCGAGCGCGTCTACCATGTCATCGTGCTTGCCCGAGGGGAACGATTGGCACTCCTCGTGAAATGCGTCGAGCCACGGCGCAGCCGTGGGGAGAAGAACGCGACCGCCCTCGATAAGTGGGAGGATTGCGGTCAGGCGGGAGACCTTATCGTTCACGACCTTATAGGGAATGATGGATACGCCGCTCTCGCGCTGCATCTCTTGGATGAGGGACTGCCCAGAGGCTTTGTCCTCAATGTAAATGCCCCGAAGGCCACGACCGCGCCACACATTGTTGAGTTGGATCATGCGGCGCTTGAGTTCTGGGAACTCAAAGCGGTCTCGAATGAGGTCAACAACGTATATGTCACCCGTAACGTCAAGGCCGAGTACCATCATTACGCTGTAGTCGCTGTCCTGCTTGGCTTTGAAGGCGGTGTCGGCGGATATGATGAGCGAGGAGAACTTCTCAGGCTTCATATCCTCGGGATAAGTGCGCCACCAGTTAGCGCGGATTAAGTTACCGCCCTCGATATAGGGGGTCTGCTGGTACAGTGAAGCGAACTCACGAGGGTTGAGGCGCTGTCGGCGCTCGAGGTCTTCGACCGAAAAGCGCTCGGGCCAAAGGGCGGTCTTTATAGTCTTGCGGATGTAGCGTTTGCCCTTGGAGAGCTTTTGAAGAGACGTGCCGTCTAGGTATTGGGGGTCTTCGGGCGGAAGAGAAGCGCGAGACACCTTGCCGTTGAGGCCGTCGATGGGCTTGTCTTGGATTGAAGGGAAGTTGATGTGCAGCCAGCGGCCTTCCTTCCAATCTTCCGTCTCCATGAGGCGGCCCGCAAGATCGTCTGGGTGCCAGCGGGTCAGGATGATGATCTGAGCGGGTGGGATGTTATCAATGTCGGGCTGTAAGCGGGTCGAGAGGGCCGAGACGTAGTAGTTCCAGACCTTGTTGCGTTGGGTGGCGCTCTCGGCTTCCTCGCGGGACTTAAAAGGGTCATCGAACAAGAGCATGTTTGCGGCGCGACCAGAGGTCGTGCCACCTACGCCGATGAAATAAGCGGCACCGCCAGAGGTGGTGCGCCACTGATCGACTGCGCGGCTGTCGGGAGACATCTCGAAGTCGGGATAGGCTTGGGCGGTGAGGGGCTCGTTGACCAGCGA